ATCGTATCCAACTAGTGCGTAAAGAGGATTAATTGTAGAAACATTGTCTATTCTTAGTCCATCATAAACTACTAGATAATTATCTGTTGGTACACCCCCAACTAAAACAGATGTGTATATTCTTATTCCATTTATATTTGAGAATGTAAAGTTAGAATCTCTTTCAAAATCAGAGAGGGATTTTGTTACAATTATATATCTATTTGGATTAGAACTTATTACAAAGTCTGATGATGACAATATAATACTCAATGTTGCTTTTGGAGATGTTCCTGGGACAGTTGTTCCATTTGTAAATTCTAAAAGTATTCTAACTGAGTCTGGTGCTGTATTTACTGATGCTGTTCTACTTAATAAACTAAGAGCAAGTTTTAACTTGTCTGTAGTAATATTTTGACTAAAATCAAAATTGATTTCACTGTTTTCAATATAAGCAGCACTGCTAGTTGCTACAAGTTTAGTTGCATCTGATGGATTTAGTGTTAGGTATGAACTACTTCCACTTACCATTAATGCACGGCTAAGTAATCTTGGTTGTTCATATCTTGATGACCTTGTTGACGTATTAAATATACTAGAGTCAGAGTTGATGAATTGTGCTTTTGTACTAGTTGTAATATCGTTAGTTACAACGCTTCCGCTTGCAAAGTTAATAACTCCATCTGGTTCAAATGCTACTGCTGATGCTGATCCATTAGAAACATAGGACCAAGTTTCTGCTGGCGTATAGGTAATTAAAAGCCTGCTATCATATTTTCCTGCTGTAACGTTTGTTGCTGCTGGATACAATCCTACTTCTGAAATTAAATATCTTTGTGTTGTAGGCATCTGTGCTTTAAATACTACTTTTTCTGTTCCATCATCTTCTCTAACAAAACCTTTTGCTAAGATTGGCTCTCTAAATACTTCAAAGTCTAATACTTGTGCAGAGGGCGATACTGTGGCCTCTACGCCAGTTAATTCTGGCTTTCTACCAGCCCCAGCAGCAATATGCGTAGCAAATGCTGGTGCCTGGTCTAAAAGATACTTTGCAATTATTTCTTTTCCATTTGTTGTAATCAAATTAGTTCACCTCGTATATTGTACCATTAGAGTCGATTTGTACCTCTATTACTTCTTTATCTCTCATATTTACTACCTCAATAACTAGATTTCCACTTTCATCTATATAAACATAGTCAGTTAAACCTAGGGCTTCTAGATATTCATCACTAGGTATTTTATTATTTAAATTAATAGAATTACTTCTAAATGGAGAATCAGATACTTGTACAGATATTAATTCATCAGGATTAAATTTTCTTCTTATGTCAGATAGGTTAGATATAATATTATATGATGGATTATTTCCTTCTACCGTGTCGTGTCTGACAAATTTTACTAATTCATTAGCACCTATATTTTCAAAAAGTAAGTTTTCAATAGTTTTAGAATCTAGTTGCTCTGTTGCTAAATCAACAACGTCTCTTTCTGGCACCATCACTGGTGCTGGAGGAAATGATATTTCTGCTGGCTCAAATGGTGGTAGGGCTGGTCCTGGACCTGGTGGTGGTACTGTTTCTCCTCCGCCTTGTTTTCCACGTTTTTTTCTTTTTTTATCTACACCAATTGGAGCATAAAATGGTTTTGTATATGAATAAGCAAATAGGTTATTTGTAGATATACCTCTTTTTGAAGCAGTTAATGGATTTCCTCTACCTGGAGATCTTGGTGTTTTTAAAACTCCTTGCTCTTGTTGTATTTTTTTTCCAAATCTAGGATCAATATTTCCTTTTGAATCCTTGCTAACTTTAGGTGCTGATTTTGGTGCTGGCTTTCCGCCTCCTCCACCGCCTGATTTTGCTTTTGCCATTATGCCTCAACCATCCTTAATCTATTTCTAATTCCTGATGCTGATCTAGAATAGAATATTTCTGTTACAACAAATTTTTTATCTGTTTCTACAAATATAGTTCCTTGTTGATTATTTTGTTCAGGGAATCTGTAATTTACTGTTAATAAATCACCAAGTTGTACATGTGGTGTTATCGCCATACTTAGATCTACTAAACTTAACATTTTGATACACCTTTTCTGATGTTTGTGGAGATACAATAACATTATTTACAACTACTGGATCGCTAAAGTTTGATAAATCTTTAAAATAGTCATCTACGGTTAATACATTAGATGTATTTTGTGTAAATGTAACTCCTATAATTCTTAAATAACTACCAGAAGTTTCATCTAAAACAATTGCCTTGTCTGTGTTATTGAATACCAAAAACTCTGCCCCATAGGATCCAGCCCTAAATCCTGAAGCAGTATACGTTCTTTCACTATTAAATGTTGGTGCTAAGAATGCCAAAAATGCTGGATATGCTTTATCGTACTTAATGTTAAAGTAGGCACATTCTCTAAAAATAGTTCCAAATTCATCAAAGTAAATAGAATATTTTGGACCACTGTTTGGATTAATTCCAGATAGGTAGGTAGACTGAACGATACCAGACATAGCGTATGTTCTTAAGGCATCCGATGATAGTATTTCTTTGCTAGAAAATGGCTTGCTAGTACTGTTAACTACTGTAACACTGCTTTCTTTACTTTGTAAATTTTTAAGTGCATACACATTGTCAAACATACACTTTGATGAACCTCTAGTGAATAGTGCAATATTGTTATATAGTGGTAAAGGGGCGGCATCGTCTACAGTAGATATTAATACATTGTTTATATATAAATAGAATCTTCTTGTATTACCTATATTTTCATACTCTACTGACAGGTCATATACAGTTGGATTTTGTTGATTTACTACCCTGTCATTTCCAACAAATCTACCTTCGTCTACAAGGATTTTAGTAAGTCCTCCCCATAGTTTATATGGAACTGCAACTGTTGTATTATTAACAGTTCCAGGTTGAACTTTATAAAATATAATATTATGAATAACGCTTGTAGTTGCACCAGTAGTTGGGTCTGCTGTTGTATATCTTTCTAGATTATCTCCAGTTAAAGATACTATTTCAAAATAATAGCCACACCCAGTTGAAGAGTTTAATAATACTGCAATTCCTCCAGATCCACCTTCAATCTTAGGTGTATCGTTTGCTGTCAATGGCTCAACTGTGTAGTAATCTATAGCATTTTGTGGAGTTAAAACTTTATCACCAGACTTAGATTTACCAATAATTCTCATTCTTGTTCCAAAATGTTTATAGTCACTATTCATTTCTTTATAAACGTATGTTACAAAATCTCTTTTATCTGTATCTTTAGGAACTAAGGTTGGACCAGTAAATACTAGGGCAGAGGACTGAATTGTTCCAGCGGTAGTTGTTTTATAATCTTTTAATACATCATCAGAAGGTATTGATTGACGCATAAAGTTTGCAATAATGCTGCTTCTTGTTGAAGACAATGCAGTGGTATTACTTACTCCAACACCTGCTAATGTTAAACTTGTTTTTGGTGGAAATGATATAGAGTTTGTAGGGGTTGTTGTAAATATATAATTTGATGACATTTTAATACCACGAACATTATTATTATCTGTCCAATATGAGGATAGTCCTGCAGTATGCTCAGTTATTACGGTACCAAACTGTGCTCTTCCGTGTGCTCTTACTTCTCCATTTTTATATGTTACACCTGGATCTAATCCAGCAACACTAGCAGAAGTTAAATTAATATAGTATGGTTCAGTATAAATTCTAACATTTCCTGTAGGATACATTTTGCCATTAAATGGTAAGTTAGCAAAATATTTTTGATATTCTTGATTGCTCGTTATCCAAAATGTTCCTTGGCTAGGTATTGTATATTCAACGGCATCATATCTAATAATTTCTCCGTTGGCATATAGATACCCTTGAAATCTTGGAAGCCAGTATACATTTTCTCCTAAGTCAATAATATTGTTTATAATTACATTACTTTCTACCCTTGGTGGTTGATCATTAAGTGTTGTATTTAAAGCAACTGCTCCTAGAGAGTATCCAGTAGTTTTTGATTGCTCATTAATTGTTTTAGTAGCAGAGTCATTTCCAATTTCCCAAAGTAGAACTGGTTTATAGATATATGTTCTATCTTCATCAATTTTAGTTGCTTGAGATAAAGAGGCTGGAGATCTTTGTATGTATCTAGTAACGTAGTTAATCTTTCCGTTATTCAAAATTTTTGTATCTACGCCTTCAATTTGAATTATATTTGGTAAAACAGATCCAGCAGAAACTGCAGTTCTTTGTCCATATAGAGTATAGTCTACACTTCTATCTGCTGTATCTGGAAGTAAGTAGTCTTTTGTCATAACAACAAAGTCATTATTTTCGTCAAAGAACATTGCTGTTTGGGTTGATATTGATAGTCTTTCTAATACGTCTGCAACTGATGCATCTGTTTCAACAAAAAAGAAAGGTATAACTGGGTCATTCTTTGTTGTAATATTTTTAAATATATAATTACTAAATCCAATACTATCTAAAAGAACTGCTACTGCTTTTGTTAAAGTAGTATTATTTAATAATATTGATGGTGCTGTTGCTGTTTCAAATCTAAAATAACTATCTCTAAGTGGGACATTAATATCAAATAGTCCACCTACTACTACTGGAAATTCCTCTGAATATAATGTTTTTATAGGTATAAATTTATCAAATCCATTTACATCCAATATTGCTTCATAAAAATCAAACTTAACATTTGGTTTTAAAAGTCCTCTAATTAAACTATTTTCATTGTTTTCACTAAACGCTTCATCGTAGTTCATCAAAGTTATTTGTCCATTAGATGCAACTAATCCACCAACTGGTAACCCTGTGTTTGATTTTGCCAATGATCTATTTGTTTCAAATGTCATTACATAATTAGATATATCTGCCTTTAATCTTGGAGATAATTCTATTAAATCAAAAGTGGTTTCTGGGCCATACATTGTTTCAACTACTACCCTCAAGCCTCTTATATATTTTACCTCTCTATAAGTTCTTATACCGTCTACATCAAAATACTCTGGGTCTGATAAAGTTCTAACCATTCCAATTCTTTTTGTATCATCATCTTCTAATAAAGAAAATCCGTACTCAGGTGTTGATATGTCCCACGTTGTTCCATTCCATATGTATAATTGACCTGCAGCAGATTCGCTTCCTCCTACTAAATAGGATTCACCAGCAAGTAGTCCATCAACTAAGAGGGCACTGGAACTTAAATTATCTACTAAATTAAAATTAGTCTTATAATCTTCAGGTATTATTAATCCATAGTATAGTTCTACATATCCATCATATTTAACTATATTAGTACCGTCTCTTCTTGTACTATCTTCGTCAAAGTTGATTGCTGTGTTCCAGTTATTATCTTGATCAAGGTATTGAATAGACCATCTTTTTGGAATACTAGATTTGTTGATATCTCCTAGGGGATCCTCTAAGGTAGTTCCATCTAGTAAATTTCTTACTGTTCCTCTTGAGGTTTCAGCAAGGTTAGTCTGCATCTTAAGAACTATTCTATTTATTGCAAAATTATTTTCATATATAACAAAAGGAACTGCATCATCTATTTCATATCCAATTTCATTGGCTTGAGTCTTATTAGATATTCCTCTTTCTTTACTAATAAAATTTGCACTAGCATTTGCTTTATATAGTTCTCTTCTATATGAATTCCAGTATTTAAATTTATCATATCTAGATGCTAAATAATATCTTGGCCTTCTAGCAGATGTAATATTATCTATGTATTTATCATTAAAGAATAATGCTTTATTAATACCCGATCTAGGTCTAAATGGTTGAAAGCATTCCTTTAGTGAAAAGTATAAGGCTCTATCTATTTCTGTGTTAGTAAAAAGTAAAGAGGCATCATTATCATCTACCGCGTACTCTGACACAACTTTTGACTCTAGTGCGTCTGTGTAAAAGTTTCCTTCATCGTTTACATCGTATGATGATACTAGTGCGTTATATATAGGAGAGGCTGAGTCATTTGGTCTATATCTATAGTTTCCATAATTTTCTATAGACTGTAAATCATTTAAATTCCATTCTGCTGTTACTAAAGACTCAACTTTCAAAGTATTTACGGTTTGAAGATGGTCTAATAACTCTTCATCATTAAACATTATACTTCCTCAACTGATACCGATATGTTCCAAAAATCATGTGTGGTAAATCCTCTTTTAACTACTGAATAGTCAAA